CAAAATTTAAAAATTATAAAACCAAAAATATGCCATTTGGCCAATCCCTTAATTACTATCACAGTTTTAACGTGTGTGTTATTCGAGATTTTTCTCAATATAAGTATTAAGAACGCTAACAATTGGTGGCTGGTGCGTCTATTCCTGATCTGATCAGGTATGCTCAATCCCTTCAATTAGTCGCTGCACCCTGTTGTGTCTGTAACCAGAACACAGGACTGCGAGGTTATGTCATGTATTGGCTAACTTACTCTTATACGGAAAGAATTTTAAATAACGTGCGATCCACGTTAAGATAGTGTGATCCGTACCGGATGTTAAATGGTACAATGGCCCGTGAGCCAGGAATCACACATAACATAAGAACCAGCTACAACTATATAATATTACGATTTTATTACTTTACGATCTTTACTATTTTACTGTTATATAACTATGAACTCTACTAACAACTCAACTGATTCTAAGGACGTCTCTAAGGCTGCGTTAAACACTTGTTTACCAGAATTGGCTTTTTCTACGCAACAGAAGCGTAAGGTACATCGTAAGCTATCATTCTCTAAACCAGTCAAGACCGGTGCCCCATCTAGTCCAAACACTAAGAGCCGTAAAGCTCTTTTGGCTGAAGAAATGCTTGCTGTTAAAAAGAAAGAAAGCAAGTTTATTAAGAGATCTCAAGATAGAGATAATAAAAAACATCGAGTTTCAGTCTATGAAGATGAAGCTTATTGTCAGGGAATTCTTGACTCATTGATGCCCACATTAAAGGTGTCCCATACACTTGATGGTGTTAACAGTAACATCATTGATGAAGTTACAGAACTCCGGCGTTCTATTGAACGTATTGAATCAAAAGTTCCTTTTGAAACTATTGGTAAGGTTTGTTCGATGGCTAACGCTACGGGAGAAGTTCTTTCATCCAGTTCAACTTGGCTGATTATAGGCCCAGTACTTTCAACACTTGTTAGTGCTTATTTGTCATATGCTAAGCGAGAGAAGAAATATTATATTGCTCTTGGAGTTTCCATAGGCTCTATCATTATTCTATCCCCACCGCAATTTAGAGAAGCTTATACTGATTTTTTCAACAAATCAGTAGACATTCTCAAAAAGCGAGTATTTAAACAAGAAACCGCTGAAGCTAAGACTGAAGGTATTTCAAGCACAGATTTCACTACCATTGGTGGCATTATTCTTAGTGCCGTCACGTGTGGTTGTGGATTCAACATCCCATCTTCAAAACATATTTTTGAATTTGTTAAAAGTTTGGGACATATTGGAAGAATAACTGAGAGTTTATCTGATATGTGGTCTAGAGTTGCGGATTTGTTTGTCCGTGCTGTCAACTGGTGTCGAACGCGTTTACTTGGTATGTCAAGACTTGAATATGCAGTTACTTCAGAAGCTGCTGTAAATGCTTGGTGTGACAAAATTGATGCTATCATGGATAAACAGTATCATGGTAAATATGAAGTCAATAAAACCCACGCTGATGATTTATGGTTACTTAATATTCAAGGAAAAGAGTTCTTGGGCAAAGGTAATGCAGGCAATGTATTACCCAAATCTGTCAAAGCCGTTATAACTCGTTTCCAAGGTTACTTGACTAAACTTATGGTACCTTTTGGTCCTTGTAATGCTAATGGTAATGGTCCTCGACAAGATCCCATGGTTGTACTCATACACGGCCGTACTGCCACCCTTAAATCAACTGCAATGTATCCACTTGCACACGAGGTTTTCACGCATATCGTTCCTACTGAGAAATTAGAAGAACTTAATGCTCATCCCAACGACTTCGTTTATAATAGGATGCATGAGCAGCAATTTTGGGATGGTTATCGTGGTCAAATGTGTACTATGGTTGATGAATTTGGGCAGTCCAAGGATCTGGCAGGTCAAGCAGATAGTGAAGCTATGGAAGCAATTAGAATGGGTAACATGTTTCCCTTTCCACTCCACATGGCCCAACTTGAGCTCAAAGATTGTGTCAATTTCACTTCAACTTTCTGTCTTCTCACAACAAATATGAGTCGTCTCAAATTTGGCTCCATCAATTGTGAAGAGGCTCTTGAAAGAAGATGTTGGAAATGGCGTATCATACCCGCCCCTGACTTTTGTGCCAATCCAGATGCTAGTGTAGAAGACCGTGTTTTTGACATGGACAAGGTTAAAGCCATTCCTATGACTAAGGAGATTTATAATTTCATTGAGAGTGATGTCGCAGGGCGACCACTCAATGGTCTTGTTTATTCTTGGAAGGATTTTGTTGGAATCTTAGTCAAAGAATATAAGCGCAAAGAACAGATTAATCTTGATTTCCAGAAGATGCTTGATGATGAACTTAATTTAGCAGTTATTAGGAGGAAAGGTGGTCCAGAATTTGTGGATGCCAAAACACAAGGAACCACAGATGATTTAGATTCAACAGATGATGAAAATGGTGTTGCCAATTATAATAAGCACGTTGAGGAATTTGAGGATTCCCAACGTGATATTAAGATTGAAGACATTAGTTCTGTTGTTGTTGAATCTTTTGATAGTCTTGATGATTTTTTGTGTTTTACAGATAATGAAGAACTTGTCTTACACACAGACAAAGACAATCCCAGAATTGATCCAGATGATTTTACAAATTTCATGTTTGAGTTCAAGAGAAGATATAAGCACATGGTTGTTGATGCGGAGAACTTGATTATGGAAGCTTGGGGGACTGCTGTTGGCTTTGAAACCAAACCAGCCTCTTATTTACAAGTTTTATATTTAATTTGGTCCGTCAATCCCAAAATTTGGGATCAGGCTATAGAGAAAAATTGTATGCGTTTATATCTTAAAAGATTTTTGAGATCACAAGCTTGGATTGATCTGACGAGTTATGTTCCTCCAGAACCACAGAAGATTCCAAAGCTTTGGCTTACTCAAGCTAAGGCACTTAGGAAGCGAGTTTCAGATTGGTTTTTATCAGTGAGATTGAAGATTGCTAGTCTAGAATCTAAATATCCTATGGCCAGCATATTCTTTGCTGTTGCTTCTACTGTTGTTAGTATTGGGGCTTTGGTGAAAACATTTATGTTGGTTGTTGAAGCTATAGAATTACCCATTGTCAACAAAGAAGGCATGATAGCAAAGCCTATTAAACACCACATTAAGGATGGTTTTAGTCGAACTGAAGTCAAGCAAGCTATAATTACTGACCGGAAAACTGGCATCGAAACCAAGTTGTGGCTCGATGACAAGCTCATTCCAGTTCTTAGAAAAACACATGATATTGGTTATCTAGATCACGATGATTATCTTTTCGCGTCTAAGCATGATAAAGAAGAGCCTAAAGTTGATATTCCAATTGATTCTGACAATGAAGTCGTCACTGAGAAATATGATTCTGCTGGGAGATCTAAACACGTCTCTCGCCCACACCCAGTCTACAAAGGTGTGCGTCCAATTGTTGCTCAGACTCAAGGTTGTTCAGATGCGAATTCTTTTGAACTAGGACAGAAACTAGTTCGTAAATCTTCTTATACGATGTATACGTCATCCGAAGAAGGTAGTTGGAAGTATTTGGGTTCCTGCTTGTTCCTAAAAGAGAACATAATGGTTATGCCTGCACATTTTAAACTGCTTATTAATCAAAGGAAGAAGTTTATGAACATTAGTTTAACTTTTAGTTTTCAGAATGTTACAGGTGAAAAGAGTTTTGAATGTAGTGAATCAGATGTTTTGGATAAGTGTTTCGTTCCAGAAGGTTGGGATAATAAAGATCTATGTATTACTCGAGTCAAAGGTATGCATATACATGCAAATATAATAAGGCACTTTATCAAAAGTGACATATTGAATGACATGAAGAATTTGAAAGTTTGCATTGTAACCCCTAGTTTGTTTGGGCCTGTGTATTCCTCAGGCACAGCCAAAACTATTGGGTCTATCAATGTTAGATTACCAGATTCTAATAGATTTCAATTAGGTCAAAGTGTCCATTATGAAGTGTCTACTTTTGATGGTGATTGTGGTTCCGTTGTGCTACTTGTCAACGCCTCCGTTAAGGAAAAGATAATAGGCATTCACACTGCTGGTAAATTTACTGGTGGTGGTATATGTCCAACTATTACTCAACAGATGTTATCTTTTCTCGAAGAAGGCGATTGTCAAGGAGTCGAAGAAGCTAATGTAGATTTTGATTTACCCTGGCCTGGGAATTTTAGATTTGTTAGACGAGATAAAGCTCCATCAATGGCTTTTATTACACAAATTCAGAAGTCTCCTTTACACGGACTCTGGGGCGTCCCTCTCACAGCCCCTTCGCGTATGAGAGTTTTTACGAATGCAGATGGTCTGCTAGTGAATCCCGCTCATAAAGCTATAGCGAAATATGGCACTCTCAAAGAATGTAAAGCCACTAATGATGAGCTGCGTGCAGTTTGTTCATTTATGGCCCATAAGTTCACACCCACCGAACTCTTTAATACAGTTAGTTTTGAAGAAGCTATATTAGGTGATCCACTGAATCCTTATTTCAGATCAATACCACGCAACACATCTGCTGGTTATCCTTATGTCCTACGCGCTAAACCAGGCCATAAAGGAAAACAAGCGATTTTTGGTAAAGATCATCAATACGATTTATGGACTCAAGAATGTATTGATCTCCGACGTAAAGTTGATGCAGATATAGCTGCTATGAAAGATGGAGGTAATGTTGAGTATATTTTCCTTGACATCCTAAAAGATGAAAGAAGGAAGCTCAAGAAGGTTGCAGAAGGAGCAACGAGACTTGTTTCTGGTAGTCCAGTTGATCAAACTGTACTGTTAAGAATGCACTTCATTGAGTTCCTAATTGAGATGATGGAAGGAAGAATTGACAATTTTTCCGCTGTTGGTATTAATCCCTATTCAGCCTCCTGGCATAAACTTGCTTTGAGGCTTCAAGAGAAAGGTGACAATATCTTGGCTTTTGATGTTGCTGGTTTAGATACTAGTCATATTAAGCATGTGCAAACTGCTATATTTGATTATATCATAAACCCGACATTCGAACCTGATGATAGCGACATTCGACGTAAGTCTTTTGAGACGTGTCAAGATTCTCTACACATTTTTGGTGATGTTATATATCAATGGGTTGGAAAACTTCCCTCTGGTTGTACTCTTACGACTTATTTGAACACTTTGTATGTTCTTGTTTGTCTAGGATACTGTTGGGTTAGATTAAACCCCCGCGGAATTGGTGGTTTGGATGATCTTTTAGAACATCTTTACCTTATCGTTTATGGTGATGATTCTTTGGTTTCCGTTTCTGACGGAGCCTTAGATTTCTTCAACTATAAAACGATTCCTCCAGTTGCACAGGATTTTGGTTTGACTTTTACACCTGCTAAGAAAGGAGAATTCACGGACGAGTTAGCAAACTCTATCACGGACGTGGACTTTCTTAAAAGGGGTTTTCGGTATGATAAAGATCTAGGAAGGTTTGTAGCCCCACTAGAACTTGAAGTCATACTAGAGATGCCGTATTGGACAAAGAAGGGAGCGCTTAGTGAACAGATAGTACGAGATAATGTACAAACCTGTCTCATGGAACTCTCGTTGCATGGAAAAGAGATCTACGATAAATGGGCACCGCAGATCATTACACAAACACGTATTCATATGTGTTATACCCCGCCCATAACCGACCGCCTCACATTGTTGTGGTCAACAATTTCTCGCACAGACTATTACTAGTGCGGGATAAAACTTATACCCCTGGTTACCTCAATATTGTATATAAATTCCTAGACCCTAAAACCATATTGTTGCTTTGGTATATTAAAGAGTGTAGCTTTTGAGCTTTACTGCTCAGGGTCCCTCGGGGCAGCCCCCCAGAACCCAGAGCACCTAGGTGCAGATGCACAGTTTAAGTGGACGTGTGTCTAAAGAAATTCACTTGCTGCAAACACCCCCGAACAAGGTATAGAAGTACAACCTACAATGGTACTTCACCGAGATGTGGAATCCACAGAAGTTGGGCCACCTAAGCCGTTGCCATTTTACAAGGCTTTGTTGTCCAACATCTCTGATGGTCAGGCCCACGATATTAAACAATTTCTTTCCCGCCCAGTAGCAGTGTCTGAAGGCAGCTGGACCGTTTCCAACGGTTCTACTGTTGTATTAGATAGTATAGCTTTACCTGGACGGTTAATTACTGAATTCCCTATGTTTTCTCAAAAGATTACGGGTTTTCTTGGTTTTCGAGCTAAAGTAGTTTTACGACTACAAGTTAATTGTAACAGATTTATGCAAGGACGTTTGGTCATGTCATTTTTCCCTCAAGCAGCAGATTTTGTTTCAAAGTTTGCTTATTACAATTCTAGTTTAGTTCAAATTACCCAATTACCCCGTGTAGATTTTGATGCTGCTAGTGATACAGAAGTTCAACTCGAAATTCCTTACGTTTCCCCTTATTTGGCCTACAATACGACTAATAATACAGGACAAATGGGAAACGCCAGTTTACATGTTTACTCACCGCTAGTCACAACTGGCTCTGAGAGTTCTGCAGAATTTGTAATCTGGGGACATTTTGAAGATGTTGAACTTATGTACCCCACTATTAGCAATGCGACTTATGTTCCTCAAGCAGGAGGAAATAGAATGCGTAGGGTTAATGGTATCACACGTGAAGTTTCTGAGGAAGAACAGAAACAAATGACCGGACCAATTTCCGGCGCATTGTCATCAATTTCGAGAGCGTCGATGGCTTTGGCAGATATACCCGCTCTCAGTTCGCTAAGCTCTACAGTTGGATGGGCGTCAAACATTATGTCTAAAACCGCTTACGCTTTTGGTTTTAGTAACCCTTTGAACAATGATAAGGTTACCACAGTACTTCAAAAAGTATTTTCCAATAGTTTAAACGCAGATGGACATGATGCGTCCCACAATCTTGGACTCTTCAGCGATAATCATATTGAACATTTACCTAGTTTTGCTGGTGTAGATTTAGATGAGATGTCTTTACAGCACGTTCTCTCTATTCCCACATTTGTCACTGGCATACATTGGTCTGATTCACAAGTTCCATTCAACAATTTGGTTACCATTCCCGTAGTCCCCAACAACTTTCTTAGAGCTAACACTTTTGGTTCGCAAGCATTTTATAACGTTGTCCCTATGACTTATTTCACTAAAATTTTTAAGTATTACAGAGGCAGCATCGGATTCAAGTTTAAACTTGTTAAGACTGAATTTCATTCTGGTCGAGTTCAAGCTAGCTTTATACCTGGTAATGGCAGTCCTGGAACAATCACTGCTATTAATTCAGCTTTTGTACACAGAGAAGTATTTGACATTCGTTATACAACAGAGTTTACTTTCGTATGTCCTTGGGCTTCAACACAACCTTTCAATACGGTTAGTGTTCCTTATGGTACTCTTTCATTGGATGTTATCAATGAACTTCGTCATCCCGATACTGTTGCCAGCAGTATTGAGATATTGTACGAGGTATATTGTGCATCTGATTTTGAGTTCGCTACACCCAGCCCATCAGTATTCGCTCCATTAGTTTTCAACCCCTCTGTTTCACCTCCCTCAAGTATTCCGGCTCAACACGCTATTGCTAAACCAGTAGAATCAACGACTCCTGTTGAAACTACAACTCCAGTAGAAGAAGAACCAGAAGCATCCACCCAAGGTGCTATTGTTACAGATACTCAAGCTTTAGATTCCTCCACACCTAACCCTGGTGATCAAGCTATCGGCACATCTTCCATTGTGTCAGATTCCCTTGCTTCATCTAGATTTTGTATTGGAGAAAAGATTTTGTCCTTGAGACAGCTTATGAAAAGAGCAACACCTTGGATAAACCGCACAGCAGATGTTTTTCCTTTCTTTAACTATTTTAGCGATGATGTTGGTCCAGCGATTGCTGATTCAACAAGTGGATTCATTTTTCCCAATGCTTCTGGTATTACAGAAGCTGACTACTTCAATTGGATTGCCCCTTGTTATGCTTATTATAGAGGATCAATGAGAGTTAAATGGTACACTCGGGATTCAGCCAAATCCCAAAATTTTAGGACTAGTTTCTATGACTCCACTCAGTATGCAACTGTTCCTTGGCCCTATCAAACTGCTGGGTTAATTCCTCCACAGTCCACAGTTTACCCCGTGACTGTAGCCCCTCAGCAGGTTGCACCAATCATAGAGACCCAAACACCTTATTACAATTTGTTACATTCGTCCCTCACAACGTTAGCCCATGACGATCAGATCAATGGGTTTACCAACGGTAGGAACCCGACGAAGCCTACCATCCAACTCACCACGACTATTGCAGGTGATGTTGA